ATTACCGCCCCCAATGCCTGGAAAGCCAAAGTCACGACGCGCAACGCTTAGTGTCACAAGCACACCAGCCAGCACATCCAGAGCCTGTAGCATCACCAGCGCAAGAAAGCTGGCATTCTGAAAGCCATTGACGGCAAAGACGAGCAACACCATCAGCGTCAGCAACACGGTCGAGAATGCGTGATCGGCTGTACTGATGTTCTTGATGCTTACTGACTTGGCTATCTCGACGCCAAGCGCAATGATACCGAGACCGACGATGAACTCGCCACCTGTCAGGCCGATTGGCGTTCCAACAAGCGTCGGAATAAACAAGATATCTATTAGGTCCACGCTGGTGAGCGCAGACAATACGCAGTAAATACCAAACGGGATTGCCATCGTAGGCAACGCTGGTGCTATTTTTAACAAGTTCATTTTTCTTTCCTTTTTATACATTTCTTCTGTCTTTTTTAATGCAGCGATTATGTCTTCCGCAATAATCTCTTCTGCCTTCTTGAATGCGTCTTCTACACTTACCGGCGTAAGCTCATCGTAAGCAGGGCTGTCTTTTTCATCAAATTTTGCGAGAATTTGTTCAAAAGCAGCGCGTTCTTCTTTGCTGAATCCTTCATGCGACTCTTGATCTTTGTCTGTCTCATCTGTCGCATCTGTATTCATGTCACTGTCCTCTTATAGTCTTCAAGGTCTTCTTCTGCCGCAATCATATTCTTCAGAGCTTCTCTATGCTCCTTAACTGCGACCTCATACTCCATAGTGGCATTTACCAGATCAATATATTTTTCGTTCTGAACCTGCCTGGCAATGCCCACCAGATTTTCCAGTATTTCTCTGTGTCCCATTACTTTTTTATTCCGCTGCATATGTATTCCTCTGCCCATTCGCGTTCCTCGTCGTTCCAATCAGACTTGAATATAAGAAGCGGAATAGCCTCACGAATGCAATCACCATCAAACCACCAAGGTAGTTGGTTTAGGACTTCAATGGCTTCATCAAGCTCTGGCGTGTGATCAAGAAAAAACCATCTCTCACGGCGGTCACGGTCACGCTCTGTGCTTGTATGTAAACTTGTGTGGTACATCTCTATCTCCTCTGTTGACTATTCTGTTAAGCCATGCTTTATAATTACTGTCAAGCATCGCTTACTAATTTTTTATAAAAGAGAATAAAATGAATTTAAAAGAAGCAAGAACCATTGAGGGACTTACTCAGCAGGAGCTGGCGGACCATCTTGGTTGCACCGCTGCTCATATCTGCGGCATCGAGCGTGGCAAGCATAATGTGTCACTGGCGATGGGAATAAAGCTGATGCAAGTGTTGCCCGGTTTGAAACTGGAAACACTTATGAAGGAAAGCCCTCAAAAAACTCGATAATCTGACGAGAGGCATCAGATGCGCCTTTGCCAACAATGACGGTCTGGTCAATTGATTTCAAATACTCAATGATGTCTTTCTGCTTGCTCGACAAGCTGCCACCCTTGGCCCGTTTCATTTCAATCCACAAATTCCATTCAGGGACATGAAGGTCAGGCATTCCTGCCACGACACCTTCTTTCTTCAAGCGTCTGCCTACACTGACAGACCGCTTGTCCCCGTTTGGTATTGCGTAAATCAAAACATCTGGAAACCTGTTTCGAAACCACATCACCAGGCCGACCTGTTCCTCGTGTTCGCTTGGTGGTTTCTGGGTGTACTGACTAATCTTGACCATATGTCTCCGCGATCTCAGATCCCAAAGCAGAGTATCCTATCTTGTCTACCCATGAATCCTCATTCTCTATGTCGTTTAACAATCGGCAAGTCTTCACCCAATCCATCATCAATGCAACGTGCATGGGTGTTATTTCACCGTGTACGCGGTACGCCTCGTCTATGATCTTGCTCCAGCCAGACGCGATATTGGTAAAATTATCCTTTGCATCGCCATAATCATCATGTCGCTCGCCCGTGATGACAAGTTCAGCTTGCTCTAGCGTTTCGCTTCTATTCATTCTCAATCCTCTGGAAATGGCGGAAACTGATCAACAGCATCACATCCCTCTGACACTACATCTTTTGGCACAATATCACGCCACTTCTTACAGTATTTGCCATCGTAAAAATTCATACAGCCCCGGCAACCCTGATCGGCATAACTAATATTGGAATTGTTTGATCTTGTCGTATTTTCCATCTTTTACCACCATTATCATTCTTGGCTTCTTCCAATTGGGGGCCTGCTTAAGAGCCTCTTCTGTACTCTTCGCAGTAGATCCAAGAACCGGACACAATCTAAGATATTTCATGGTCGCATAACCGCCATGTTCAGGGCACAACCAGTCATAGTAAAAATTAAGACCACATCTGTAAGTCACCTTAACACTGTCAGGCTTTCCATTCTTAACGTGCCTGTAGTATCTGACATCATCAACTTTGTGCCAGACAGGCTCGTCCCTTTGTCCCAGCAATGCGCCCGAATAGCTTCTGCGATCATGGTTAAGTTCTCTGGGCGGAAATTCATTACCGCAATGCGGACAAACCAGGCAACCCGTAGGGCAATGCTTCTGACATTTCTTGCAAACTTTAACGGGCACCTCGCCACCACCGCCACCGCCCTTCTTCTTGGGGCTTAATCCATCTATCAAGCCGTGACGATCGACATTGCCGCCATAATCCAGAATAAGGCAATCTTTCTTGCCGGGGTTGAGCCTTGTGCCACGCCCCACGATCTGAACATACAAGCCTGTGCTTTCCGTGGCCCTCAATATGGCAATCAAATCAATGTTAGGTGCATCAAAACCCGTTGTCAGAACATTAACATTTATCAGGCACCGCAACTCACCAGACTTGAACCTGGCGATCTTGTCAGCCCTGCTAACCGCGTCACATTCGCCCGTGATGACTTCACTGTGAATGCCTTTGGCAGTGATAGTTTCGGCTACCAGATATGCGTGATCGACACCACTGGCAAATATCAACCATGACTTCCGGTCCTTGCCTAATGTCGTTATCTCCCTGACAGCAGACGCAACCAGCTCTGGATCAGACGCAGCCAGTGCCAGATCATGCTCGTTAAAATCACCCGCTGTCTTGCGGACATTAGTCAGGTCAATCTCTTTATCCACAGCCCTTGAAACAACAGACGACAAATAACCATCATTGATCAGATCAGCGATCTTGATGTCATAGGAAATGCCGTCAAACATTGCATGCTTACCCTTATGCAACATTCCACTATCCAGCCTGTAAGGCGTGGCCGTCAGCCCAATAAACTTAACCTTGGGGTTTATTTCCCTCATACGGCTCAGAAACGACCCGTAGCGCGAATCTTTTCTACGAGGGATCATATGCGCCTCATCAATCAAAATGATGTCTGCTGCCCCTATCTTGTCCGCCTTGTTGTATATGCTCTGGATACCAGCAAATGTTACCTGCTTGTCAGTCTGCTTTTTCTTTAACCCGGCAGAGTACAAACCAATGTCAGCGTCTGGACACATCTTACGCAGACCATCGACCCCTTGCAGCAACAGCTCCTTAACATGCGCCAGAATAATTATCCTGCCGTCCCATTTTAACGCATCTTTAACTATCTGCGCGATGATCGCTGTTTTGCCTGCGCCCGTAGGCGCCACGATCAAAGGATTCTCGCCTTTGCCGCCAGCTAAGTAATCATATGTGCTGTCAATCGCCGACCTTTGATAAGGTCTCAGCGTAAATGGCTTTGCTGTTGCCTTCATTTCTGATTCCGCTCTCATACTCAACCCAGTCTTCCCCCGCATCAACAACGTCCCACGGCATCCCGTATGGATTGTATATGTGCTTATCGCAGCCTTGCTTCTGCTCTGTTATGCTCAACGTCTTACCGCTCACGCCACACGTCCAGCTCCCGTCTTTCTCAACAGTTGCCTTGGCACATGTCCTGCAATTAACTTCCGGCACCATGCCCCGATGACAAATCGGGCGATACTCGCAAAACTTGCAAGCAAACCAGTCTTCACTTTCCGCAATCTTTGTCAGCGGCTTGTCGGAAAATATGATCTTGTCTGCCTTGGCAATCAGACTTTCAGCATATGCCTTGTCATATTTAATGCGCTCGACGTAAATCTCGTCAGTGTTTTTGTTAACCATGACAAACATGCAGCGGTCTAGGTCAGACAGTAACATGTTAACCTGACACTGCGCCCAATATACGGGCTTTGACTTCTCTACACCATCTTTCTTGGTGCTTTTAAAGCTCTTTTCATTGGCAGTCTTAAACTCTAGAACCGCCGACTCCTTACCTTCTGGAAAGTCTGCGCCTACGCCATCAAGACTAGCAGCAAAGTGACCACCAAACCTTTTAAAATTAATCTGCTCGCCAGTGGCATCATCAACCTCCCACACTCTGACACCTATCGCCCTCAGATCGGCAACGATCCTGGCCTCTTCATGGTTGCCAGTGTCGAACATACGCAGCAATCGGCCATCATGATCAGGCGCCCAGCTCCAGCGGAACTGATACCATAACGCCCTTTCACATTCTTTGCCTATTTGAGACGCCCCCAGATGGGGACGCCTCCAGTCATCGCGTGTCTTGAGATAATGCTCGTAAATGGCATCTACGGTCTTAGCATTTGCATAATGCGACAAGTCCATATCAACGCGCCCAGCTTGGTTTGCTGGTAGCAGACTGTGCAGGAATGCTTTCACCAGCCATGTAAGATTTAATCTCATTACTGGCAGAGTAGTCGCCCTGCGCCGGACGAATAACCACTTTGACCATCATCGGCCTGTCGTGCAGCTCCTGGCTGTCAGTTGGTGTCATTACGCCCGTTGCGCGACAGATAGACGACAAGGTGCGCTGCGCGATATCCACTGCTACCTTGTTGGGGTTATTGAGATTGAGCCGGTCAATCAGTTTACGTCCGCTGTGCTGACCGTCGATGATCTCGACCGTAAGCTGCATGTAGCTGCCAGTACCTGCCTTTGTCGGCTTTTCTTCCGACTCAGTAATGACCGCCTTGTAAGTCCCTTCCGGGATAGGCTCATAGCTTTGTGTTGGCGCAAAGTCGCTCGCATTAAATCCATCAAGTCTCATTTTTATCTCCTACTGGCTGACAAATTGTTCAAAAGGGTTTCCGCCATCAAAAGTGAACGGAATAGCATCAGTGATGCCGAAGCGGTTTTTAGTGACCGATGCGGCTTGCGGATAACAAATAATCTCCCGCTCGCCCGTGCTAATTGCACGTTTACGCTCACCATCACCGCGCACAAATGTTTTGAGCCGAATCAAACCGACCAGGTCAACATTATCTGTGTAATTTGGAATTGCCTTCTTGTGCATCCGCACGGTGTAACGTGCATATGGGTCATAGTCTGGCAACTCAATCGTTTCAGTATCGGCGTGACCGATGAAAACAACATTCATGTTCTTCTCATAGGCCAGATTACCGGCCCAGTCTCGCAGTGACCGATGGACTTCAGCCGCTGCATTAAAGCCAGCACCATATCCACCGCCAGCCTGACTGATTGACTTGGCCTTCGGATCGGCCTCGACGATCTCCTGCTCGACCATACTTGCAAGCTGCGTGATTGAATCAATCACTACAGTCTTAAAGTCATGATCGTTGACTGCCAGCGATTCAATGGCGCCGAAAACGTCATTGCTTGACCGCGCCAGCGGAAACAGTGCCACATTTTCATTGCCTTGAAGACTAGCCGTGCCGTCCTCAGTCCTGATGATCACAGGCTTTGGGAACATGGCTGCAAGTGTTGTCTTGCCCATGCCGCCCTCACCAAAAATGGTGCAAATGACGGGCCTCTGACCCGTCGGTGTCGATAAACTATTAAGATCAATCATTGGTTACTTTCACTCCTACTTTCTGCTTGGATGTCGTGAACGCTCTTGCAATATTAGCCCAGATTTCGGGCTCATTGTCCTGCAACCAGCGCATCATGGACAGGTCAACGGTCGGAACCATCTTGACCGGCCAGATTACTTCGGGGCATTTATCGCGCACCAGATCCCATGCTTTAGGATCAACCTTGCGAGATACCCTTTGATTTAACTGGATCTTAAAACCATCTATGCTGTGCGTAATTGTGCCTTCGTCCTTGACGTCGAAGGCTTCACATAGTTGAC